CAATTCATGGCGTGTCGTTTGACGGTACAGCTAATATTGACCTATCTGAAGTAATTGCAGATACCGTAGGTGCAATGTTTAGCAGCAATACTGAAACAGGTATAACTGTAACCTATCAAGATGCTGACAACACTATTGACTTAGAAGTTTCTGGGTCAGCAGATACAACAGGTAATGCAGCAACTGCTACAGCACTTGAAACTGCTAGAACAATTGGTGGTGTATCTTTTGACGGTACTGCAAATATTGATCTGGCTGGTGTAAATACTACTGGTAATCAAAACACATCTGGAAACGCTGCGACAGCTACAGCACTAGCAACTGCTAGAACAATAGGCGGTACATCGTTTGATGGTACTGCAAATATTGATCTGGCTGGTGTAAATACTACTGGTAATCAAAACACATCTGGAAACGCTGCGACAGCAACGGCACTTGCAACTGCCAGAACAATTGGCGGTACATCGTTTAATGGTACTGCTAACATTGATGTTGCTTTAGCTACAGAAGCTACAAATGTAACAGCCGTTGCAAATAACAGCACAGACGAAACTGTGTACGTTACTTTTGTTGATGGTGTTTCAGGTACTCAAGGCATTGAAACAGATTCGGGCTTGACATATAATCCATCTTCTGGTTTAATCACTACAGGTTCCGCAACCTTTAGCGGCACAGGTGGCATTAAAGTCCCTGTAGGTACAACAGCTCAACGACCCACTAATGCTGCTGGTCAGTTCCGATACAACAGCACCGAAGGAAAGTTTGAAGGTTATACAACCGAGTGGGGCGAGATTGGCGGTGGAGCAATCGACCTGCTGGTGAACACATTCACAGGCAANGGCTCAACAACAGCATACACGTTATCTTCTTCTCCGCTTATTGCTAATACGCTTGTGTACATTGATGGTGTATATCAAAATAAGTCTGCTTACTCAATAGCTAATGACGTTATAACATTCTCAGCGGCCCCTGCAAGCGGAGCAGTCATTGAAGCTACAGCGGCTACAGTAGGCGAAGTATCAACAGCTTCAACGTCCTTTGCAATCACACAGCTTACGGGTAACGGCTCTACTACTGCATTTACACTTTCAACACAAACAGCAGAAAACAACACCAACGTATATTTTGACGGTGTGTATCAAAGTAAAGCAAACTACTCAGTCTCTGGAAACACGCTAACNTTTAGCACAGCTCCTGCAAATGGTGTATCAATTGAAGTAATGGCTTCTGAGGGCATTACGCTTACTATTGGTACTCCAGATAACGGTACAGTAACTACCGCTAAGATTGCAGCAGATGCAGTTACAAGTGATAAGTTAGCTCATTCTTTAGATGTTGTAACAGATTTAAGTGTAGGTGGCGCAAGCAACGGTGTAGAAATAAGCAACGGAGCTATTGCGCTAAAGAACTCAGGCACTCAGTCTAAGATTGATTTTTACTGCGAAACTTCTAACGCACACTACACACGATTACAAGCAGCACCACACAGCAGTTACTCTGGAAATATTGTTCTTACTTTACCTGCAAGCGATGGTGATGCAGGACAGTTTTTACAGAGCAACGGCTCTGGAGTTATGTCATGGGCAGCAGCAGGTGGTTTATACAACGACTGGCTGGTTAAGACTACTAACTACACTATGTTGTCTGGTGACCAAATAGTAGGTAATCACGCTTCAACTGCTTTTACTCTTACACTTCCAGCTAGTCCCTCTGCGGGTGATGTAGTCACTGTCAAGAACGTAGGTGCAGCATTAATTACCGTGGGTCGCAATAGCTCTAATATTAATTCGGTAGCTGGAGATGCTTCTCTACCACAAAACAACGCAGCACAGTTGGTCTATGTAGACTCAACTATTGGCTGGACAACTATTTAAGAGGTTATAAACATGGCAGTAATAGGAAGTAGAGATAATTTTAATCGTGACCCAAGAAAGATGGGTGCATTTTACGCTGGTTATTATAGCGGCCCACGAATACCTTACAACGGGTCATCTGATAATCCTAATAATACAGCGTTTTTTAACTCTATGACAGCAACGGCTACTCCAACAGCGTATGTTGCTAATCAGTACGAGACTATTTACACAGTATCTGGGAAAGGCGGCTATTTAATTCATGCTATATCATGCCATCTAAACTCATACCTTCTAACGCAAGCTATTACATATGAAGTAACAGTAGACGGCGTTGTCTATGAGATACCTTTAGGTACAAGCATCAACGAGGGTTATGTTAGAGGTTACTTGGGTTCTTCTGCCGGTACAACTTTGGAAACTGGCGATTATGATGTAAGCTCAAATAACAGAGCCGCAATGTTCTCGCCTACAACTATGGCTTCTACATCAAACATAAACCCTAACCAAAATATTAACAACACAACTTTAGACTATGCTGGCGCCAGCCTCACCGAAAAAGGAACTGTTTTTATTCAAAATCTAGCTGCTGCTAACCATGCCCCAAATACTTGCTGCCGCTTTGAGAATAGCCTGACAGTAAGAGTAAAAACAAACAGGGCGATAGCAGGTAGTGAGCCTGCTGAAGCGCGAACTTCTGCCGTTCTTTGCAAGCTTGACTTTTAGAGGATAAAAACATGAGCAAAATACTTAGTGAAACCCCTTTAGATAACGGCTTGATACGCTATCAGTATGACGGTTGGTATGAAGATAAGGGGCCGCGTCTGGAAATACCTGAGCCTACGCAAGAAGAAATAGAGGCCAAAGCAAAACAATGGCGCAACAAGCAGTTAGGAGCTACAGACTTCATAGTCCCTCTATCAGACCACCCACAACGTGCAGCTTACATGACCTACCGTACAGCTTTGCGGGATTGGCCCAGCACTGGTAACTTCCCAGCAACTCGACCGGAGTTAGGAGAATAAGATGCCTTTAACACAAATAAAAACAAGTAGTGTTACGGCTGATGCGGTTACGGCTGCGTTGATAGCTGATGACGCTGTAGGTGCTGCTGCGATTGCAGACGGCGCTGTAGGTACGGCTGCTTTAGCATCTACTATAGCCGCTGGTATTCCTACGGCAACGGTAAGCAGCAACGGCAATGCAACAGCTAACACGCATCATTACGTTGGCACTGCTGGCGTAACGCTAACGCTTCCAACGCCCACTGTAGGCATGAAAGTCTTCATAACCGTTGGAAACTTTGTAAACACCGTGGTTGGTCGCAACAGCAGCACCATTGCAGGACAATCTTCAGACTTAACAATTGATGTGGCTAACATGAGCATTGGTCTTATAGGCATATCAACTTCAGCGTGGGTATTTATCTAATGAGTAATTTAACAGATTTAATTTCAGCAGGTGGTGGTTCTGCTTCATTCCCTACAATATTTTTAAGCAAGTCCCAAACATGGGTTCCTCCGCAGGATGGCAACATCTGCATCCACGTTATTGGTGGAGGGGGCGGTGGTCGTGGCTGGAACGATAACACTGGTAGTGGTGCTGCTGGAGGTTATTGTAAAAAGAATACTTTAGCAGTCACTACTTCTGGTTCTTTTACAGTTGTCGTTGGAGCAGGTGGCGCTGGCGGTGCAAACGGCAGAGGTAATCTTGGTCAAGGAGGCACTGGAGGAAACTCAACTGTAGCAGGTACTGGGTTGTCGGCTACTCTAACGGCTAACGGGGGCGGCGGTGGAACTTCCTCAGCAGGGGGTGCTGGAGGCACAGCCTCAAATGGTGATGTGAATAATACTGGTGGCGCAGGCGCTGGCCCTTCTGGCTCAAACGGCGGTGCTGGTGGTGGCGCAGTTGGGCTTACAAGTACAGGGCAAGCAGGTTCTATTGGTAATTTAGACATTCCCACAGCAGGCGAATGTGACATTATTGGAGACTTCTGGTCATCGACAATGGGACAAATAGCTGGCGGAATAGCGGGTCGCTGCATCAGAAAGACTAGCGGCACAGTACCTTATGACGCTGTCAATGGCGGCCCATTCTCAGGCGGTGGCGGTGTTCTATTTAATACAGGTAGTGAGATGTTAGTGCAAGGCGGTGCGGGTGGTATTGGCGGTGGAGGCGGTGCAGGCGAAAACAAAGGCCACACCTCATCATCTTTAGGCGGCGAAGGCGGCGAAGGCATTGTCGTTATCCAGTACATCCCATAAAGGAGAATTAAATGAAATATAATATTAAAGATGCTGATGGAAACATAACAAACACCATCACTGCTGACGCTGACTTTGTTGAAGCTAACTTTGAGCATTATGAGCTTTGGGTAGCACCTACACCTGTAGAGCCTACAGCAGAAGAAGTTGGCCGTAGATGGCGCAATGGTGAGTTGGATGCTACAGACCGAGCAGCCCAAACTCCAGACTGGCCCAACCGCGATAACATCCTGAGCTACAGGACTGCATTGCGTGACTGGCCGTCAACTTCTGAT